TTGCAACGGATACCTAGGATTTCGGGAGGGATGCCCAGATGCGGTAGCTTCTGGTTAAATACATCTATGTATTTCTTCTCCACGAAATCATAGCCCAGATCTTCCTCATACATGAAGAAGTCTGTGTCATCCAATACTATCTGATTAATATCAAGGTAGTATTGGGGTTGAATATTCTTTATAGATCTAGAGATCTCAGAATTATTCAATTTACGACCTATGTCCAGATATGGACTTAAGTCGTCAAAGACTTGTTCCCAAACATATTTATATGTTTCAACAAATCTTCTTGTGGAGAAATTCGATAGTTTTCCTCCACCTACGATAAGCTCCTGGAAGAGACTTCCACGAGCCGCTCGTTTTGAGAATTCCTCGAAAGAGAGAATTCCCGCTTCAGCCCCCTTGTCTATTGACCAACGGGGGTTGTCATCCTTGGAGGGAAATTTGGATACAAATTCCTTCCAAGTGATTGCATTAGAGAGAGCTGGATTTTCATTCAGGTTCTCTAATATCATCTCTTCGAATTCGTTCGATAGAACTGAACCTCGTGTAGAGATGTTGGTATTAAGTTTCCTAAATATCTTTAGAAGACTTCGTACCTCTAAGCCCAAGTAGGCCTTATGTATAAGACCTATAGTGGGCTCGGGACTTTGGTAGAGAAACTCTTGTAACTCTTCCTTAAGTCCTAAACCATAACCCCCGACATTAGTCGGAAGGTGTATGGCAGCGAATGCTCTCGGGTTACTGACCTTTCTAGGTAGTAACTCGCCCATTCGCTCGATAAACAAGGCTCGAATACTAGCCTTTTTATCCATTGTGTAGAATCGGTCATCTTTTGGTAACCATTCTAGACATTGACCAAGTTGTGTCGATTTACCAATCGCCACATTCTTGTTATCCTTCTTAAGCATGGTCGATTGACCACGTTCAAGAAGCCTAACCTTAACACTGTCAACTATTATTGACTTGTTATGGTCGAGTGCATCGAATGGAGCCTTGTATTCAAGGTTCCTTAGGTTAATCAACCTTTCGGTGTACTTTACACATATCCTGGAATAACCATGTTTTCCCGGATCTATGTGAGAGCCTGCTCTCCGATGATATTCGGAGATCAGCTCTAAATAGTCGGTGGGACCCTTTGCTAAGTGGTCATCACCTCCTATATGTAGGTAGCGCCAGTCCCGATGGGGAGCTGGCCCTTCACTACTAAGCCCTTGTAACCCACTAGTGTAGGTTATGAAGGCTGCTTCCTCAATCGATAGATTGAGGAGAGTTAATGATGGTTTAGCTATTGCTTCTCCCATCATTATTCCAACTGTCGTCAACACGGAAGTGTTGTCCGGCAGTAGGACTAGCCTGGGTCCTATGGTCCCAAGTACTAGATCTACATATGAGGATCTAAACGATAGTTTATATCCTTCTATAAAGCTTTTGAGAATTGACTTAGTCAATTCCCATTGCTGTGCATTAGTAGCATCCTTTAGGTCACTACTAAGTACTGCTTCTCCGGAGGCCAAATATGGCCTTTCGGACCTGCATAAACCCTTAACAGCTTCCCAAGCCTGATCCTGTCGGTGAAAGCTTGAGAATACTGAAGGGTGATACTTCATTGCCGACACTAATGTGTGGGACAATGGAGCTTGAATTACGTTAAGCCAGTATTCTGACAACGTAACGTGACGGGCCTTGTTTCCCATTTCTGGGACAACCTCGGCCCTAAGTACGGGGAGTGGTCGGTATTCCTTCCACGCCACGTACATAAGCTGCTTTCCGGTGTCTTCATCAAGACCACGGAAGCGGCCCTCCCTAACTCTTATTTCCCATTGGGACCAAAGAGTATAGGGTTCCAGGAATTCCCCTGCAAACATGTAGGGTTCCTTCCTGAATAAGGTTCTCCATATCGGTATTCCGGCATGGTGCCTTACTATGCCGAAGGGAGTATCCTCCTCTTCGTCATTTTCCGGTACACGAGTAAGTACCCTTATTAGGGCTTCTCTGACCGCACTTGCCTGCCCACCGGATTCGATGGGATGGTCAAGTTCACCGGAGGAGTTCACGGATACGTGACACTCCCCCTCATTGAGGACTGGATGGAGCTTTCTACAGATCGCTCCAACCCTCCTTGCAGCCATTGATAACGTCATAATAATTTCGTCATCAGGCTTGAAGCTAGAGGTAAGTACTTCTCTGTACTTTTCCCTAGCTTTTAACTCTGTCTGCAGACCCATATATGGCATCTGCCTACTAGAGATAAGATGGGAGACATGTTGCATTAGCAACATGCTCTTATCTCCATGGTATACCTTACTAATGTAGGGTATGCCATTTAGAAGCCGAAAAATGTTATTTTCGGCTGGTACCGAGACCGCCCCTATCGTGGAAGTCTCGGCTAGTGTATGGAATAGGAAATTTCCCCATTCCTTCCACTGATCGACGAGGTCATATAGATTATATGTACCTACGGCGAAAACTTTTCTGACCAGTTTTCTGATCAGCTTAAGTTCACTTGACTGGTGAACAAAAACTTGTTCATCAGCCAACCATAGAGAGTCGACGAGCCCAGATATGAACTCTTCGATTCTCCTAAAGTGGCTTATCGGCCTACTTACTAACACCTGGGTCAAGCCGGACTTTAGTCCGATGTCCCTGGTGAGTAAAACTCTAAGTCCCTCCTTTTGGAAGGAATTAAAGTACCTCTCTCCTCTCCGATGCTTCGGAGATCTGAGGGTCTTACCCTTGAATCGCTCCGATAGGAGCGATCCCTTGGGCATTATGTAGAACATCCTATCGGATTGTTGTACGTTGGGATTCCCTAGGAGGGGCAATAGCCCCTCCCAGGCAGTCCTTGAATGATCCTTACCAACGCAGTCCTGACGGAGCTGTGCTTGGATAAGTTTCATCAAAGAGCGCGTTACTT